TTAAAAAAACAACAACAAGATATAACAATAAATACTTCTTTAGCACAACAAAGACGATATTTACAAAATCTACAAGCACAAAAAACTGAATTAGAACAACGATTAGAAAATGTAGATGATGACCTACAAGAAATAAGTGATTATTTAGCACGAAAACAAGCAGATTTACAATATAGAGCAAATACTTTTCAAAGACAACAGGCACAAATAGATAGTGGTACTTTATCACCAAAAGATTTTGAAATGATGATAAAACAGCAAGATGGATTAAATAGAACATTAAATAAAATACAACAAGAAATAGGTCAAGCAATAGAAAGATACCGTGAATTAGAAATGGATAAACAAGCAATACCGACACGCTTACAACAATTAGAATTAGAAATACAAAGAATAGGTGAAGTACCAGAAAATGTAATAGAAACAGAACCACTTACTGAAGAAGAATATAATCAACAACTTTTGCTGGAAGAAAAAGCAAGAGTTGGCGAAGAAGATTATAAATTAATCATGAAAGATTTTAAAATATTTATTAATTCATTAGGAGATGGTTTAATTCGTTATACTTCAGGTCTTAGTGGTAAATTAAATAAATCACAAAATACTAATTTTAGAACACCAATTGACACTGCAATTGAAAAATTAGATGGAGCAGGAAGATTTAGAGGACATTATGGATATGAACATAAAAGATTTCTATAATTCAAAATTAAACAAATAATTCATTTTTCTTTTTTTTAATGAATTATTTTATAATTATTTATTCCATATCTTTAATTAAAAAGGCTGACTTTTCAGTAATAATACATCGTGGATAAGAACGAATAAATGTAGCCCATCTACTATCTGTATTCTTTAATGTTTTAATCTGTTTTTTATCAAGACCAAGATATTGGTCACAAAGATAATTAAGAGATTTATTTCCAGCAGTCTGAGGGAATATAGTAATAGAAGTAGCCTCATTTAGAATTATCTTGGTTTGGTTTCCAGCCGTAGCATTATGTGACGTAAATATACAAGTTGTTTTGAAATGTCGTCCAGTCTGTAATTTTTCATCTAAAAACTGAAATACTTTTTTTTTAGTATTTTTATCTGAAATAACATCACAATCATCAAAAATAACACATGCTTTTTCAAAATCTTTTGCTGACATAGGAGTTTCAAAAAAAGCATCACCTTTTATGTTAAATCGTTGTAAATATTTCAAACTATCTAAACATTTATCTTCATCAATAGAACTAAACAAATAAATATTGTTTTTAGGATTTTTTTTATGATATTGTTTGACATATTCAGCTGTATAATATGATTTACCGCTTCCACTCATAGCGGAAATGTACAGAACATCACGTTCATTATTACTTGGTATTTGTTGTAATTTCAAATCATTTTTCAATTCAATATTTTTAAAACTATCATCTACAACTTTGTCATTTAAATACAGTGTTCTTTTAGCAGTTGTTGCGATTGGAACTGAATTATCGTTTTCATACCATGTAAAACTCATTAATATACCAAGATATTATTTATTGAATAATTTATACCTATATATTAATGAAAAAGAAATCAATTACATTGCTAAATAATCAAATAGGAAATATAGCCCATAAGTTCGCAATCCAAAACAAATTGAAACTCATGGGATCTAATTCATTTCGTGGATTTCTTTTTCCAAGTGATTATGATTTTACCTCTACTATCACTGAACCAATGAAAGCATTATCACAACATTTACAAGAATTATTTGCTAAACCTTTACCTTTTCTTTTTTTAGATTTTAAAGCAGGTATAGATGAAAGACAAGAAGATAAAAAACTTCGTTGGAAACCTAAAGATTTAGCCAATGGGTATGTAATAATACATAGCCATAAAAAGACACTGGAAGAAGCAATGAAAGAAAACATGTTAATTAAATTAGATTATGCGGTTAAATTAGGCAATTCTTATTTTGAAAATAGCATTATATTTAATACAAAATATCAAACACAAAAAACTAAAAATGAGATTGAAAATGATTTGGAATATGAAATCAAAGAATATTCAAAACAAAATACAATGAAATCATTAAAGCGATTATATTCATTACTAAAATTACAAAAAAAGAATAAACCATTACAGGATAAATTAGTACAATTTTTTAATAGTGATGTCGGTTTAGCAAACAAAATTGCGAATGATTTAGAATTATTTGAATTAATTGTTGAAACTTATAAATTACCATTACAAGACATTATAGATACAACGCAAATGATCAAAGAACGATTATCTACAATTTCATGGATAAATCCCAAACCATTAAATACTATTACAAAAACAAATTATAAGAAAGTAATAAAAAATGAGATAGAACATATAAGAACAAAAATAAATCCTTTAGCAAAAGCATTTCTTCGTGCTAATATGTAATAAATAATATTAGAAAATATATATGGATAAGATAAAAAAGAAAGATGCTATAAAACTTTTAGAACAATACTACAAGTCAATCAATCGTACTAAATACCCAGATTTAAATACTTACAAAATACAAGAATTAAGGAAATGTATAATATTGTTTAATTTAAAATAAAAAATCTCATAGTAGTGTATAGATGTCCGCTCAAAACGATGGAGTTTCTCGCAATTCCCCAATTCCTCTTAATTCTTTTGGAACAGCATATATTCAGTACGCAGGACTTGTTAATCAAGCAGGAACTGTTGCGATTGGTAATACAAAAACAACTGCTGGTCTTATTACTGAACCAACCGCAATTTATCTTGAAGTTCAAGGAAATATTATTGACTTTCATACAGGTTCAAATACATCTGGACATGTTGATTATGACGCACGACTTATAGTCGCAGATAATGCTACAGGCATAGGAAATGCTAAACTAACGATTGATTGTGGAGATTTAGATTTTCAAACTGGACTAACTGGTCGTCTTCTTATGCGTGGCGTTGCTGGGACTGTTGGTCAGGTTCTAACTTGTGATGCTAATGGTGTAGCATCATGGGCATAAATTAATTCATAAATAAAAATATTAATTAATTATTTATTTATTTTTTTATTTATTTTTGATTAAAATAATAGAAGTTCTACATTATTACAGTAATTATTCTAAAACTCTATTATTTTAATCTAAATTACTATAAAAATAATCTAAATATGAATTAATCTGAATTAATCTAAATATTACATGGAATAATTTATAAATTATTACTTATATTTAATCTAATTAATCATTTATTTAATCTAATTCTTTTATTTTATAATATTTACTGTAATAATCTAAAACGCTATGGGAATAATCTATTAAAACTTATAAAAAAAGAAAATATTAATTAATTCAAAAATAAATAAATAATTAATTAATGATTTATTTAATGATTTATTTTTATAAGATTATAAAGATGATAAAACATATCTAATTGTTCTTGTTTCAAAAGACATGTACTTATGTATATCATTTGTTGTAAAGTAAAGATTTCCATTATAAAATATCTATAATTTATAATGGACATTCAAAGATTACAAGAATTAACAAATATACCACTAACAAATGAAGATTTAGAAAAAACAATTGGTGTTAAACCTGAAGATATTATATTGTATAAAAATCTTGCGAATTATTCATCTATAGATGAACTATTACCTAATAATACAGATTTTAAAATAATTTTATTAGAATGGGAACGTAATAAAGGACATTGGGTTGTATTATATAAATTAAATAATAATTATTTTTATTTTAATTCTTATGGTAATAAATACGATAATGATTTGAATGTTTTATCACGATGTATGAGGCGTATTCTTGGTGAAGATACGGCACAAATAACACGCCTACTTGGTGGTAAAAATTGTGAATGGTCTAAACGAAGATTTCAAAAAGGTAATACACAAACATGTGGTCGCTGGTGTGTCATGCGTGTTTCTATGCTCAAAATGGGATTTGATCAAAAAGAGTTTGAAAAATATTTGGATACATTGAAATACAATTTAGATTTACCTTTTGATTTAATTGTTTGTAAATATATACCTATTGGAAACCATGCGCCTATGTAATATTACATACCAAAACGATTGATTAGATATTCTTTTATTAAAAGTTTAAAACGCTTCATATTTCCTTCTGGGTCTGGACGGTCTTCACTAAAATGAAACTCAGTCGCTGGTGTATCTATATAACTTAGTAATAGATTGACTATATCATCAACAACTGCTTCTGGGTCAGGCAACTTCTTTTTGGAATATGGACGGCGTAATGCCCATGTATCTTCATAAACTTCAAACATTCCATTTTTGTATCGGATTGACTTTGTTTCTTTAAAAAAATCATCTAATATTTTTTTGATTTGTTTTGGGTCATTGTACCAACCAGTACCTGCGAAATCTTTTTTTAATCTTTCACCATCTAATGTTTCTTCATAGTAATTATCTATTTTTGAAGGTCGCCCTACTGGGGCTTTTACAACTGGTGTTTCTGGCTTTGCTTTTGGTGGTCTTCCACGCTTTTTTGGCTCTGCTGGTGTTTCTGGTTTTTCTTTTTTTGTTGTACCTTTTGGTCGTCCTCGCTTTGGCTTTTGTTCTTCTGCTTTAAAGGTATGCTGTTTTTCAAAAGCATCTGCCTTTTCTAATGCTTTTTTATATTCAGCAAAAGTTAAAACTTGTTGTAAAGGATTTATTAAAACATATTGAGCCATAATATAGGAAAAGAAAATAAAAAATGATTTTAGGATTTATTTTTGATTTATTTTCTTTATTTAATCTAATGGAAGAATGGAAACAGTACAACGAAACTTACTCTGCATCTAATCAAGGACGATTTAGGAATGATAAAACAGGACGGATCTTAAAACCATGGCGTACTGGTCAAAAAGATTATTCTTATTTAAAAATTGGTCTTGGAACAAATCGTCATCGTCGTAGATGTCATATTGTAGTTGCTGAATTATTTTGTGAAAGACCAAATACAACTGAAAAAATAGAAATTGACCATATTAATTGTAATAGATATGATAATAGAGCATGTAATTTACAATGGATTACACATCGTGAAAATTGCCTCAAAAAGAAAAAGCATATGAATGTTATATAAAAAATATCTACTTATTATAATGAGTGGTTCTTTTGGTGTCCTCAATCAAAAATATAATACATTACTCGCTTTGGTTTTAGACAGTACAGGTGGTGGTGGTGGTAGTCAAAATCTTCAGCAAGTGTTAGATACAGGTAATATTTCAACTACTGGATTAGAAATTACAGATGGAAGTATATATAATACATTATCAAATGGTTCATTAATTATTACTAACACAACACAACATAGTTCTATTAATGATACACAAGTTGGTATTGAAAATAATAATAAGTTTATAAGATTTAAAAAAAAAGTTGGAGATGACCCATTACTTGAAATTAATAATAATAGTAGTAAAAATAGTTATATGGGGGCTGATGTTATAGGATTTAATGATGCTGGTCTTTCAGTCCTTGGGACAATGAGTTCTAACGCAATTGAGTTTAACAATGTTGGTATTCATACAATAGATGGAAACGCTTTATCTATTGATACTAATGGTACGCTTATTTTTGAAGGATTAAGTGGTCTAATTAATGACGTTTTAACTTTACAACCAGATGGAAGTACAAAGTTTCAAGCACCTAATGTTCAAGGTCTTCAAGATGTATTAAGTGTTAGTAATACATCAGCAATACCCATTGTTTTAAGTGATGCTGGTTTTACGAATACCATGAACCAAAATAGTATGGTTTTAGATAATGGAACAACTTTATCAACTTATGGATTATCTATTATACAATTAATAAATAATGGTAAAAGTATTACAATTGATATAACAGATGAAACAAGTCCTTTAATAACAATTGACAATTTAGGTGGAACAAGTAGTTTAATATCTACTTCAAGCGTTGAAGTATTTAATTCATCTACAGGTATAACAGGTGCTTTAACTTCATCAAGTGTGGATTTTAACAGTGTTGGAATGAATACACCAGATGGTCTAAAATTAAATATTGAAACAAATGGAATACTTGTATTGAATGGTCTTAGTGGTTTAGCAGGTGATGTTTTGACACTACAGGCTGGTGGTAATGTTTTATTTGAAACACCAATTGTACCTACTGTTCCAAATCTTCAACAAGTGTTAGATGTTGGTAATACATCTTCTACATCTCTATCCATCTTAGATGCTACCTCACAAACTAATTTAACTAAAAAAACTTTAAGAATTGAAGATTTAGGAACGAATGATGTAAATACGTTTTATGTAGATCAAATGTTTTTAGAAAATAGTGCTGGAACAATCACATCTTCCTATGCGAATAATACGATTACTTTTACAAACACAACAACTACAGCAACCTATACGCAAGATACAATTACTTTAACTGATGGAACTAACAATATAATATCTACAATAGTTGGACAACCTAATATATTAGTAAATGATAATTCACATACTGCTACTTTAAAAACATTAAGTTTAACATTAAATAATGTTGGTATATCTTCACCAGATGGTGATAATCTTGTATTAGATTGTGGTAATAGTCTTAC